GACACCGACTCAATCTATCTTAACCTTGGACCTCTTGTTACTAAATTTTTTAGTAACAGGATTGACGATAAAGCAGCAATTGTTTCTATACTTAATAAGGTATGTCAAGACAAGTTGGAACCGTTCATCACAGAATCGTATGAGGAACTTGCGGAGTATTTATCGACGTATGATCAAAAGATGATCATGAAACGTGAGAATATTGCTGATCGTGGTATCTGGACTGCGAAGAAGCGATACATTCTTAACGTATGGGACAGTGAGGGTGTTCGATATACAGAACCTAAACTTAAGATTATGGGTATCGAAGCAGTTAAATCTTCTACTCCTGCTGTGTGTAGGAAAAAGATTAAAGAAGCACTCAAGATAATCATGACTCAAACTGAGGAGGATCTGATTGAGTTTGTTACTGAATTCAAATCTGAGTTTTATCAGATGCCTCCTGAAGATGTTGCTTTCCCCAGAGGCGTCAATGGGTTGACAAAATGGAGTGATCCTGTTACGCTATACCGGAAGAGTTGTCCTATCAATGTGAGAGGAGCACTCGTATACAACCACCAACTCAAGAAACACAAGTTGACTTACAAGTATCCTTTGATCCAAGAAGGTGAAAAGATTAAGTATTTGTATCTTAAAACCCCAAATACAGTGGGACAGAATGTAATTTCATTCATCTCTAATTTTCCCACAGAAGTCAATGTTCATAAGAATATTGATTACAAACTTCAATTCCAGAAATCATTCCTAGATCCACTTAAGATTATTCTTGATACGATTGGATGGAAAACCGAAAAACAATCTGACCTAATGTCCTTATTCTCATGAGTATTTTTGACACACTTGCCAAAGAGGCAAAAAATGATTACGCCAAACTAGTATCTGAGGGTATAATTACTGGCGAAGAGCAGAAGTTTATTGGCACAGGATCTTACATCCTTAATGCTATGCTTAGTGGTAGCGTTTATGGTGGTATCCCTGACAATAAAGTAACTGCTATTGCTGGAGAACAAGCAACTGGTAAAACATTCTATGCAATTGCAATCGCTAAAAACTTTCTTGATAGTAATCCTGATGGTGCAGTATTCTATTTTGATAGTGAAGCAGCCGCTACTGGAGATCTTTTCAAGGATCGTGGACTCGACTCCAATAGAGTATGGCACTTCCCAGTAGATACGATTGAAGAGTTTCGTACTCAGATTATTCGTATTCTAGATAACCTACTCAAAGCAAAAGAAGAAGATCGTAAACCTCTTCTTATTGTCTTAGATTCTCTTGGTATGCTTGCATCTGCTAAAGAACTTACAGATGCTTTAGATGATAAGCAAGTTCGTGATATGACTAAATCTCAAGTGATTAAGTCAGTGTTCAGAATTATCACTAGCAAACTAGGAAAATTAAAAGTCCCTATGATTGTTTGTAACCACACATATAAGACCATGAATCCTTATGGTGAAGCAACTGATATGGGTGGCGGAAGTGGTCTTAAGTATGCTGCATCAACTATCATGCATCTTTCCAAATCAAAGGAGAAAGATGGCACTGATGTTGTAGGTAGTATTATCAAAGTCAAGGCAAACAAATCACGATTCACTAAGGAGAATTCTCAAGTTGCAACACGACTTTATTATGATGCACGTGGACTTGACCAGTACTACGGACTATTGGAACTGGGTGAAAAGTACGGAGTATTCGAGCGTAAAGGTAATCGCGTCATCGTTGGTGAATCTTCTGTTTATCCTTCTGCTATTCTCAAGGATCCTGAGACGTATTTCACTAAAGAAGTAATGGAGAAACTTGATTGGGCAGCAAGTCAGGAGTTTAAGTATGGAACTGAACAAAATTGATGATTACATCACACATGAACACTCTTGAGTTTACAATCGTCAACAACTTGGTTACCAATGATGAGTATCGTCGTCAGGTATTTCCGTATCTGAAAAAAGAATACTTTGAAAGTGACTACACTTCAATGTTGTTTACTTTGATATGTGAATTCATTTCAGTGTATGAGAAGTGTCCAACAAAAGAATCCCTTGAAGTAGATCTTCACAACAAGAAGAACATTTCAGATGATTCTTATACAAATGTTATGAAACTGATACAGGACCTAGAACCTGATCAATCTGATTATAAATGGTTATTAGATTCATCTGAAGAGTGGTGTCGTAATCGTGCTATTTATTTGTCGCTTCTTAAAAGCATTCAAATTGCAGATGGCAATGATAAGGAAAAAGATATGGGTTCTATACCCTCTATTCTTTCTGATGCTATTGCTGTTTCTTTTGATAATAGAATCGGGCATGATTACTTAGGAGATTATGAAGAACGATTTGATTTCTATAATAAAGTAGAAACCAAAATGCCTTTTGATCTTGCTATGTTTAATAAGATTACTAAAGGTGGACTTCCTAATAAAACACTTAATGTTGCTCTAGCAGGCACAGGTGTAGGTAAGTCATTGTTCATGTGTCACATGGCATCGGCAGCACTTTTGCAAGGGAAGAGTGTCCTTTACATTACTTGTGAAATGGCAGAGGAAAAGATTGCTGAACGTATAGATGCTAATTTATTGAGCGTTCCTATTCATGATCTGTCATCTCTGCCTAAGAATATATTTGAATCTAAGGTAACTAACCTTATGAAAAAGACAAATGGAAAACTTATTATTAAAGAATACCCTACAGCATCTGCCCATGTGGGACATTTTAGGTCTCTTCTTAATGATTTGTCTCTCAAAATGTCTTTTAGACCCGATATTATCTTTGTGGATTACCTTAATATTTGTACGTCACAAAGATTTAAAGCAAGTTTCGTCAATTCCTACACCCTCGTCAAAGGAATTGCCGAAGAGTTACGAGGACTTGCTGTTGAACAGAACGTCCCAATCGTCAC